CTCATCAATCCTCTTCTTTGGTCCTTCGAGGTGCCTATCCTCTTTGGCAAACTCTGAGAACTTTGGGTAATCCATTTTCGTCCTCTAATTTTTCGTTTTCCGTCCACTAGATGAACTCGACCCGCGTGCCAACGTAACGATCGGAACTCGACGCAACGTTATACGCACTCCGGCAGCCGACACCGTAATACGCGCCACCGTACCAACCGCCCCCGGCCAGCCAAATATTCACTTGACCGGATCTATGCCACCACATATAGTCGCCTAAATATGTCGCCGAAGACCCGCCGCCTAGATTGGATATCGTGAGATATTTTGTGAGATCTTCATATAGCAGATCTTTCGTATAGCTGTCTGGATTGGTGCTGGCATTGTAGGCCAGAGGTGCTGCTACGGTGGATTCGTAGTTTCCGGAGGTCAGCGGAGAGGCCGGTACGCCGGTGCCGTTCCGCTTAAGAATTCTATATGCTGCATCAAGAGCATCCAGACCAATGACGAATCGCCAAACGTTGCCCCATGGGTCCTCGATGCCCCGGTAGACCACGGGCGTCAGGCCATCGGTTCCAGTACCCCTTCCGGTTCCATTTGTGCCGATATTTGTGTCAGCATTGTTATATCCGTTGATTTCTCCGTTGAATCCGCCTCCAGAAGCTTTGTTGACGATGCCTTGGCCGATGCCTACAGAAGTGCTCTGCGAATTCCAGTTGGCATACTCGACCAGGTAGAGCATTGTGATGAGGTCCAGAGTCCAGATGTTTTCGCAGCCCCATCTCGTGCTTCCTATATTGTTTGCATAGGTCTCCGAGAGCTGCCTGGTAAGCGGGAGCACCGCCCCGGTTCCTGTGGTGGCCATGATAGTAGCCGGGCCGGATCGCTGCATATTTTCGGGATTGCTGAATAGCGATGTTGCCACACCCGGCTGCTTGAGGTAGACTTTCCCGACTGCATCGCCACCTACAAAGCTGCCTAATGCTACATAGTGACCGATTACTATGCCGGTCTTTCCGGACGACGCTCCGGTGAGAGTCTCACCAACGACCGGCGCTGAACTGCCTGTATTGAAGGGGAGTTCGACAATTACTTCCCCGGTGAACGGCTGCTCGCCGGATTTGCTGAGAAGGTATTTGGTGCCTGCTGCAGTTAGTGCCAGGCATCCTGGATAGGCCCCTATATAGATCTGGTTGCGGGCCACTCCACCACGCTGCTTGTAGGCCGGGTGTAGTTCGAATCCAGGATATGGTGTCGGCGAAAACCACCATCGGATCTTTGCGCCCACCTTCTCGCTCTTGACGTATGCAGCAGGGATCCTTACCATTACCTGCCCCGCTGAGCCGTCCAGCGTTAGCCCGTCGCCCCTGGCATTGCTGCCAAACGTGGGAACTCCAGCCACTGAAAGACAGCACCGCCACATCTTCCCCCAGACAGGATGGCTGTTGAACCAGGCCACGTTCCTGGTGACGGTATTGCCATCTACGTCAATGTGCCTAAGAGCGGTGCTGCTGCTGGATGTATCCCATTCGACCCCTGTGATGAGCGACTTATCGCCGCCCGATAGCAAAATATGCCTCTGGAAAGGCAGCATCTTAATCCACCTGGGATCTCAAAGTGAACTCGTAGACCTGGGACGCATTTGGCGCGGCCCCGGCCGCAATGGTCCGCACCCTGCCATACAGGTTTTTCGATGCTTCTGCACATTTGAACGGGATGTTGATGGCAGACACTTGTGCGCATGCCATATCGGAACCAGTGCCCGCAATGTTCGGTGAGGGGAAATCGATGTATCCGATCTCCTTGGCCCGGTCTGCCCACAACTGTGTAAATGTTGCATGATCGTTGCAGGGAGTTGGAGCAGCATTGTAGAGATAGAGCCGAAGCTGGGCGGTTGCCGCTACGTTGTTAACCCGCTTCATGCAAGCCATGAGCGTGCCACCACCACCCACCACACGAGCGACGTCGGTGAAGGTGATATATGTGGGACTGCTGGTGCTGGTGTTGATCTCATCATCCGTAGAATATGCGCCGGGGGTATCCGCTGGCCTGGTGAGGATACCCACGACGATACTTTCGTGCCCTCCGACCTGACCAACGTGATGTTCTCCTGTCGCCAGTACGATGCCGGACAGAAGAGCAGCAACTCCCGCGGCTGTTGCGGGATCTGCCGAGAGCTTGGTTGTGATGGCATCGATGGCGGTCTTGATGAGGTCCTGCTTGGCCTCCGTCGATGGAGCGGTGAGAATCTTCGCCAAGATCGCAGCCACTGTGGTCTGCGTGGCCAAGCCCTCCGCCGCGGTCTTGATTTCTGCGATGTACTTCAGAGCGCCGTCATCGCTGCACTCCAACGCCTTCGGCAGGCCGTCGCTTGTTTTCTTTCCATATACTTGTGCCATAAAAATTCTCCTAGATCGTAAGCGTCTTTATTGACGTTCCCTAGAAATTTCAGATTATTATTGCAAAAAGGAAAATGGAAGACCTCATGTCAGGTCGTTCCATATTATATAGAGCTGGTTATTTCGCTCATCAGTCCCGCCTGATTTTGTGAGCACCCCCGCCCCTACTGCATACTCGGCGGTGCGGTCTGCTACAGACTGGATGGCGGCCTTTGTGGTGAAGCTGAGAACACTGACAAGCTCGTCGCCCACCGCAATTCCGCTTACGGTTACGTTGGCAGCCGCGTCCGTGCCATCGGCCAAAGCCCTCTTTGAGAATCCGCCCGCCAGCTTAGTCTTGGTGACCGCCCCGGTCTGGAGAGCGGAAGATCCTTGGGTCACAAGCTCGGCCTTGACTGTGTTGAAGACGATCTTGCCGACCGTGGCGCTCTTGACCTTGATCCGGCCAACGATCTGCTTGAGCTGGTCCGCGCCTGTCGGGCCTGTGAGCGTCCAGCTACCTGGTGTGGTGTAATCCAGATAGACAGGATCTCCGACCTCGCCTGCGTTGGTGTTCAGCTCGGTTAGCTCCTCGATGTCAGAGGCAAGCGAAGTCTCTGAGCCGCCGTTGACCTCACTCGCTATGAGCTGAGCAGGCTTGCCACTCGTGTCTGCATCGGCTTTCTCGACCGTGAAGACATCGTTGGCAAAGTTGTAGCCGGCGATGTGCAGGAGATCTCCTTTCGCCAGGGCTACGGCGCTGTAGACGGTGAACTTGCGGGTTGTGAGATTCAGGTTGTTGAGGTCGTCCGCCGTTGACAGGATCTTTGTCATTGCCCCGGAGTCGTCGGGGAGGTGTAGCTCTTTGATTCGGGCCCTCTTGACGTCAGAAGAGTCCTGCTTTATCGGCCCGCGTGGGTACTCTAATCTAGCTGGGCCTTCCACCATGGGGGATCCCCTCCTTGATTTCTGTGGGTGTTACTGAGAGAGTTAATACTATTGATTCGTTAGGCATCAGGTAGATCGCCCCCGAACGGATCAGCGTCTGGAGCGGATTGCCTCGCGGGTACTTCTTAGGATCTTTGATGTCCATCTTTGCGGCATCCTTGGCAGAAATGATGGAGCCCCGCGAAAAAGTGCGCAGCGCTTTTCCATCATGCCTTTGGAATGCCCGCATTACCTTGTAGCTGTCGGGCATCATGACCTCAAGCTATTGCGGTATAGAAGAACATGCCAGCATCGGGAGCCACAACACAGGGAGCCCAGCACTGGAAGCCCTGATAGAAGGTTGTGTGGACGTGCATGTCAGGCACCTGTGACAGGGCAGTCTCAAAGCCTCCCAGAGGCTCATTGAAGGACAGGTTCATGGCGGCAATGGTCTTCAGAGGGCCGGGCTTGTCAACGAATCCGAGCCACATGGACTTGCCGAAGATCCAGTCCAGGACCACAGTAGCGCCAGGTGCGGCGGTATTGTACATTGCTCCGGCCACTATGATCTTCTCGACATCGAGGGCCTGGGCAATCATCTGCTCATTGAGCTTGGTTGGGACCTTCTCTGCGCCCTGGGGGTTCCTGAACAGGCTGATAAGCTGCGGATTGATCCTCATTGCCTCGTAGACCTGCTCACCCATGATGAGTGTGTTGGGCTTGACGCCGGCCTTCTTCTTGATTGCCATTTTGGCGTCTTTGAAGAGACCCAAGGGGTCTGAGTCGCTGTCGTTGAACCTGCGGAACGTCTCGCCGGTCGTGACTTCACCATCTACCCAGGTCTCGCCGCTGTTGACGCCCGTGACATCGATGCTCCAGACGCCTGTCTTGAAATAGTTGTTTGCGATAATCAGCTCCTTGTTGAGCTGCAGAACGTCCGTGACCATGTTGGTGGTAGCCTGCTCGATTGGATAGCCTTCATCTGCTACGAATGGCAGATCTGCCAACAGAGGCATTTCGAAGGCGTACCTCTGGCAGACGTAACTACCCGGAGTGTCCACCCTCAGCTCGCCCTGGGGCGGCACGGTGCCGGGCCTCCAGGTGCCGGCCTTGTTTGTGAACGCATTTTCTTTGGCCCATTTGGGATAGAGACCGGCGATCTGGTTGACTCCAATCATCGGGAACCATTGGTCTGCCACGAAGTTGGAGGGCTCCTGCCTGTAAGCCAGGGACCACTCGGATTCGAGTCTGGCTACATGGATCTGAGAATAGTCCATGCCCTTGCAGACGACATCCTGGGCAGCCATGGCCAAGGCTTCTTTGTATGCAATATCCGTAAAAATCACCTCAAAAGAGTTTAGCTGACCGCGTAGTAGAACGGCCCAACAAGTCTGACTGTGGCCGGCAGGCCTTCGACTGCGCCGACCTCACACTGGCCGACTATGACATCTCCTGCGGTCGGTGTTGCCTTGATGCCGACTCCGCCTGCGGTCACTTTGACCCAATCACCTGCTTCGAGACCGCCGGGGCCGGCCTTGCAGAGACCTTTGCCCCGGTACTGCACCTGGGCCACGGTCGAGAATGCCGTGCTGGTGGCGTCCTCGATGGGCTGGTTGCAGAGCAAGCCCACCGGTAGACCTGAGGACCAAGCTTTGACGCATCTGTTCCTGACAGTGTCAAGCTCGACAAAAGTGTACTCTAGTAGTGTGAGATCTCCCTCGACATCGTAAGAAGAGATATCTCCCGGCATTGCCTCCCGGAACGGTGCGGTAATCTGTTGGGCGGACATCTACTGCACCCCCATCCCGGCCTGCATTTTGAAAGATGCCTGCCTTTCCTCGGCTATGACGGCCTTCGCCAGGGCGCCATTCTCTCTTGTGGCAGCGGCTACGGCCATTGCCCGCACTACCTTGGGGTCTTTGGAGCCTTCGCCAGACTTCCTGATCTCGCCCACCTTCTTCTCCACGATCGCCTCGAACTGAGCTGTGGCGCTGCCAGGAGCGGGCCTGTTTGAGCCCATCTGAGTGCCCAGCACGGCCATTGCCTCCTTCTTGGCAGCGTTGGCCTGCTTGAGCCCTTTGAGGATGGTTGTGCGGGCCTCATCCGGCAGGCTTTCCAGGGATTTCAGGATCTCTGCGCCTTCCTGAGGAGTTCCCAGCGCTCCCAGATGAGACTTGGCAATCTCCTCGTAATCCTTTTTCAGCAAAGTTTCACGCAGCTTTGCGTTCTCCTTGCGGATTGGTTCGACGGCCTTCTGGACTATGTCCATGATATCCGCCTTAGTGACCTGAGCCGCGCCGGCTCCGGCCCTTGCCCCAGCGGGCTTACGGTCCTTTATCACATTGATACTTCCTTTGGATTTTTGCATTGACTTGAAAATCAAGAATTTTCGGTTGTTAGCCGGAGAACCGACTAACGAGACTTCGTCTAAGTCCAAATCTTTCAATTCATACGGCATAACATCACCTTATCAAAAAACTGAAACAACTTAATAAAAACGAGTTAGAGGGGATTTGAATTGAAATCTATGTGTTCATAGATCCAATAATCCCTTAATAGGGCAAACCAGTGCCAACGATTGTGATTCGTCTTTGCATGACAAGACCTGCATAGTGGTATTAAACTCCATTGTTTGCCTTTACATCCTTGTGATTTGTTGTAGTCGCAGTGATGAACATGAAGCTTTTCACCGTTTTCTAAAATACCACAAAGAAAACATTTACGCCCGAAACGTTCTCGGGTGCATTCTTTGCGAGAATTGTTGAAATCAGGACAATAAGGCTCAAAGCTTAAGCCGCCCTTCCAGAGATAGCTATTTGGGCCACGCAAGCGCTCAGACAATTTCTTCTTTGTTTCTGCTTTGAGTTTCATGCCCACATGGGCCTTGCTGTTCCTGTCCCGAGCTTCCGGGGTGCGTTTTCCTTTGGTGGACGCACTGATCATTTTAGCCCGCGTTGCTGGATTGCGCCAGCTATCTTTTACAATTCGCGATAATTTGGCTTTTTGCGCTTCTGATAACTTTTTCCCAGTCTGTGCTTCAGCGGAGCTCCTCAGAGATACACCGCCTTTTAGTAGCCGTTCACGCACCGCGGAATTTGATATACCCATTCGCTGTGCTATCTTCGAAGTAGGCAATCGTTCATCACAATATAATCTAATTATTTCGTCGGTGCAATTCGGAAATTTGTATGTATTCCCCGGGGGCCGTCTATCAATTCCTGCGATTTTGAGCCGGTATATGATGGTCCCATACGAAACACCGAACATTTTGGCAATGGCATTAGAAGACATCCCCGTAACATTGTAAAGTCGGATAATCTCCTCTAAACAGAGCTTTTTAACCACGCTAAGTACATCTCCTGTTGTGTATATCCTGATGAATCGGAGCTGTCAGGCATTCAGGAAATGCTTTTCGGGCTGCAGACCCTAGACAGCAATAATGTCAATGGAGATGTATCTATATATAAGTTATTGCGTTAGGCGATCTCGGTTCTGGTGCCGTTTCCGGCAATGGAGAATCCGGTAATTTCTCCTTTCTTGATGGCCCGCCATATCTCTGGATCGTGCACTTTCACGCCCATGATCCATGATCCTTTGCGAACCTTTTGACCATTGCAAGTGAAGTCTGTCGGAGCGATATATGATTCAATGATGTCCGCTTTGGCAGGACCGTTATGCTCCTTGTTGATCCGCTGCGATTTCATCATAAACTTATGACATGCGACGCGAATCTCAGATTTGCTTAGCCGATCGCCCTGTAAATCTACTACATCAGGCTCGGACACAATTCCATAGCAAATTTGCTGGTCGCCCTTGATGATAGGCACCCGGAAGGACTTCTTGGTGATCTTGCCGTCTCCCTCTTCTTCCTCGTCATCCTCTTTCAGGAAGTCCGGCTTGTCGTCCTCGTCTCCATCGTCCGATTTCTCGGTGTCCTCTTCGTCGGTGTCCTCTTCGTCGGGATCAGGGTCGTCTGCCTTCGCTGTGTCCTCGTCGCCCACGCCGTTGGCTTCCAGGATATCACGGATCTGATCTAAGGCAGCCTCGGCCATGCCATTTGCATCCTTGTCCAGCTCGTCTTCCTCGCCGGGCTCGTCTTCCTCGCCCTCACCGCCGCCGTTCTCGGCCATCCACTGCTCCAGAGCGGCCTGATGCCTCTGCTCGTCCTGGTGGATTGCAGATATGATCTCTTTGAGCTTCGGATCTTGGATGCTCTCCAGGGCCTGGCTCAATGCCTCCACGCCCCCGGACTCTTCCTGTAGCTTTTCCTTGACGAAATCGAGGTCAGAGCCTTCCTTTTCCAGCTCTTTCTCGCCTTCGTCTTGCAATTCTTTATCATCTTTCATCTTGGTTGAACCTCCTAATCTGGGGGTATGGATTTCGGAATAATCAAGGGATTTTAAAAGAGAAATTGCCGTACCATATTCGATGTGCATACGTTGATATTCAGCAGGACCGCCCGGCTTGGCGAGAAACGTTCGGTCAACGGCCTTCATTTGAGCTTCCTTTGCACGCACAAACCGTTTTATGTCTTCCTGAGAAGCACCTTTCAGCTTTTGCTTTGTATGCTTCTCGTGCGTTTTGTATTCAGCGGATGTTAATCCGCCTCGGTTGTGCTTGGGCGGCGCTTTCTCTTTAGTCTTACCTGGTGCGGGCTTCTTAGCAGCGCTTGAGCCACCGCTTCCAAACTGGCCGTTAGCGGCGTGCTCGTGACCGCTGGCGTCAACGACCTTGCGGACGATTCGCAGAGCCGGGATATTCATGATCATGAGAAATCACCACCCAATAGTAAAATATAAGTATCAGTAAGAATCTATATAGACTATATGCAAAAGGAGCACTTCAAAGCATTTCGGCCCCATCATGACGGAATGCAGACCACGTTAGCTGCGTTCGATCAGCAATACAGAGATACGTCGTCCCCGAGCAGCTTCAACGCTTCCCAGTCATCGACCAGCTCTTTGCCCCGGTAGATCGCTTCTCTCCGGGCCTGATATTCTTCTTCACTCACTGTTTAGCCTTCCGTTCTCTGGCTTTGTGCCGGGGCTTTTCTGAGATATCGGACACAATTTCAGTCTTGTCCGGTGAGCTGGTGCTGTAAGACCTGGTGCCGTCAGGTAGCTTGATCATTGCTTTCATTGTGAGAACCTCCTAAGTTGAGCCGGGATAATCTACCGGGATGAGTGTGTGAATGCAATGAACATGAAAAACGTGCGCCGCTTCAGCATCTTTTAGAGAGGGATATTTGGTAGATTTCCCCGATATGGATATCGTGCGCCCTGCCCACTCACGGCAAGCCGAACAGCTATTTGCCCTTACCTCTCGTGAAATTATAGCAAGATCGTTGCCGAGTCCAATGATCAGGTTGGAAACTCCCTCGTTGAATGAGTTGCGTGCTGCCATAGTGGCAACCATCGAAATGTAATCTGCGAGCCCCAGCTCCTTGCCGTCGATGGTCTTGTGGCCAATGAGCCCGCCTCGGAGCCCAGTATAATCTACCTTTCGTTGTGATAGAGTTGCCTTTGCACGCCTCTTTTCAGCCTCGCCAATCACTTCCTCGATATGTCGCGAAAGCTGTGCGTCAACTTCCTTAAATCTATTATATTCCTGCGTGGCCATGGCCTGGGCGGCCTTCGCGTGTGGCCCTTGCAGCACGTTGGCCTTAGCTCCGGCTAAATATAAGCCGGGGATGCTGATTTGAAGCCACATGGCCGCCTGGTATAGGAGATTGCGCCGTATCCTGCCGGTCTCGGCCCTCATGAGGTCCGGCTGCTCCATGTTCCGGCTGATCGAGGCCTCGATTTCCTTTTCTCCGCGCCTGTAGAGCAGAGCGATAGCAGCGGCGGTTTCCTTGATCCGCTTCCGGGGGTCCTTCTCCTTGCCGCTGGCTCGGACGGCCTTCTGGATCGGAGCATCTGGCAGAGCGGCTATGAGGGCTTCCTGTGGCCTGCCTGACATCTTCCAGAGCAGGCGCTTCAGCTCGACTGTGTTGTAGCCAAGTGCTTTGGCCTGCCGCCAGAAGTTGCTGGTCAGGAAATCAAAACGCTGCTGGTCAGTCAGGAGCGGAGAGCCGGACAGGTAGCCGGTTTCCCGGATGAGAGCGAGGAGTTCGTGATTCATGTTTTCCCATCAACAAAAGCTTCCTGGCATTCTTCGCAGTACCATACTTTTCTCCTGCCTATAATCGCGGAGTCGATTTTCGTGGAGTTGCATCGCGGGCATCGAGGCAAGCTTTCGAAGTTCATAGAAATCCTTAATTATGATGATGAAGATGATTATGAGCTATGAGCGAACGAGATCCAGGGATGATTAATGCGTTTGAAGAACATATTAGTGAGTTGCAGAATATATTACAACGATATAAATCAGGGACGGTTAACATAGGCTCCCTGGACCGGAGCTTCACGTCGGACAAGCCCACTGGGTTGAATATTTTCAATGAGCCCGTCGGGCCGGAAGAGCCAGTCAAGAAATTGCAGATTTCCATTGAATACGTGTCGGTAGGGAAAATATGATCTGCCCCCACTGCGGCTACGAGTGGGATAACCGCATCGATAAGCCAAAGAGCTGCCCGATGTGCAAGCAATATCTTGAGAAGCCGAAAGGGAAGAAGGTGAAGAGATTATGATTGATTATATTCCCCTCGCGTTGAGTCTGCTCGGTTTCGGTGCAATGTCGATATATCTTATGCCGAAATTGTATGATGCAATCACTCCAAGAAGGTGAAGAAATGATGTCAGATATGTCAGATATTATTGATATGCAGGTATCGGACTATTGTCGAGATCTCGCCGCCGCCAAAGCGGAAATACTAGCAGCTTGTGTGCGATATAATCAAGTAGGCAAGCCGTCTGGCTCGACTGTTGCCGAGGTCCGGTTCAGCCGGAGCGATGGGTTGACCGAGGCGGTGGACGTGTCCCGCAGTGATGCGCTTATTGCAGAGCGCACTTGCCCCTATTGCGACGCGATTAGCTCTGAAGATGTACATGTCATCGGAGGCTGCAAAGTATGCTATTGCGGGCATTGTCAGACCGCGTTCCCGTGCGTCGACCGCCGCATTAGCATAAAGACCGAACATTATAATCCCGTTTTTGGAGAGGTGAAGCGATGAGCAATGTACAGGTTAAAGTACCAACCAGCGGACCTGAATATTCTTGGAATCCAGGGCCGCATTATTTAGTGGACGATGATGACAATGTTGTGGGAGTTATACCAGCGACTAAAGAAGTCCCGATTAGCCAACAGGAATTTACCAAAGTTAGTAACATTAGGATTTACTCCCATATCGAGGAGATGAGGCGATGACGTTAGCTCGTGATGAGGGACTGGACTATTATCACGAAGTGATGCCTCTGTTGCGGGCGCTAACTCTTTTTCTCGTCGCCTGGTGTGATAAATTCCCTTAATGCCCTTTTTAAGAATGCGTGATCCTCTTCGTGTGTCTCGTTTTCCAGCACGCCGAGAAGTAGTTCAGCATCCTCTTTTCCAAGTGCAAATGTTCTCATGCTGTCCGCTCCACATCATCGTCGCAGGGCAGTTTAACGCATCGATTCTTGCCTTCCCAGTGCTTACCTCTGATCATGGCACGGGCCTCTTTCAGATAACATTTGGAATGCTCTTTGTAAAAAGACCCGTTTTCTGGGATGGGTGCGGGTGTGGGCGTGGGCCGCCTGTTTACCGCCTTCCTTTTGTAAGATCGTTTCGGGGAGTGTTGTTTTCCATATTCAAAGGCAGCTCTGATATCAGGATAGCGCTTAATATAGCGACTTAATCTATCGCTGTTAACACATAGTTTGTCCGCCACGTACTTTATGGTCGAACGCTGGCAGGCATATCGTTGTACGTCCGCGGGTTCGATATCGTTTCTATAGGTGATCGTAGTCATCCCCCCATGATCGCATCCAGCGCGCTCTTGCCGTCCAGCAGGGACTCGATCGGAGCGTCACCGTGCTCCTGGAGCTTCTCATCGACTTCCTGCTCGACATACGAAGGCAGTCCCAGGTTGGAAATGATGGTGTCCCGAATGCCTGCCTGCTTGGAGAGATCCCACCCCGATTTTTCGAAGAGCCCCAAGATGGCAACCACGTCCTGTGTGCTGATCGGTACAATTGGGTCGTAGACTATGCGGGGCTTGGGCTTGCCTTTCTCGAACTCAAATTGGGGATTAAGACGGAAGAGCTGGCGAACGGCTTGCTGGTTGATGCTCTCCATGAAAGCCGTAAGCGTTGCATCTACCGCCAGGGTAAAATTGTCTGTCTTATCACGACTCAAGGCCAGAGACCCTGTGCCACCCATGCCAAGGGCCATGAACTCGCTCATCGTCGAGATCAGGATTGCCTTGGCTTCTGCATCTATTGCAGCAGTTATGTGCCCGATGATGTCAGCGCCCTGGGATGGCTGCAAGAACCCTAGCTTGATCTGTGGTTGCCCGTTGGCGTCCCAGATCTGGGGAGAAATTATCCACTTTTGAGAGTCTTGATTTATATTTTCCATCGTATCTACGAGGCTCTGATATGATGCCATAGAATCGATTGCCGCTTGGTCCTCGGGATTGGCAGCAATGTACTGTGGCGCATTAGCGATGTTGGCTGGCACCTCCGCCCATGGAATGCCCGCACCACCACGTTCCGCCGATATGTTTCTAAGGTCCTCCATGATTTTCTTGGTGCGCCAAGACCGCCATGCACCGCGTAGTATCGATCTGCCTTCTGGGTTGTCCTTCCCCGGTTCGGCCCGGATTAAGATAAGCTTCTCCAGGGGGATGAACGTTGTTTTGTAGTCGGGCGCTGCGATTTGAGTAAATCCCCTAAGACGAGTAACATCTAATGGATCGTAATCCCAGTGCAAAATGGAGTCGGGAGACCGGAAAGCGAAGTTTGCCCAACCGATAGCACCATCGTCATAATTGGAGGAATAGCGATCATCATCCTGCTCACCCTCTCGCTGCTTATAGACTTTTTCGAAGCTGGAGAAGCCGAATTGAAGTGTCGGTTTTGCTGCCGTTGCCACAAAAGTTTGCCAACTGTGCTGCATGTCGGCCATATTATTTTCTAGGAACTCGAACGACCCATTATCCTTGTTTTCGTCGATTACTGGATCTGCGTGCCATTTTGCCCGCCTGATAAAGACCGAGTAAGCATTGAGGGCCGCGCCGCAATAGGCGTCGGTGCCCATCTCCTCATAGGCGAGGAATAGATTTCTGCCTTGCAGCTCCGGGAGATAATCTCGCTTGATCCAACCTGGTAAAAAATATTGTTGCCCAGATCGGCCAAACTGTTGCCGATTCAACGCGCGCGGTGATGAGTTGAATTTTGGATAGGGGTTGTAGGCGGCCTTAGCTACCTTGTTGCGATTGTCTTTAGCCATCGAAAACCTCAGTAACTAAATGTTTATGCCGTCTTGGATGTATTTGTAAGCCCAGTGATTCACGAGCAGGTTGAAATATTTAAATCGTTGGTTGCCGCTCTTGGTATGGCATTTTTGGCATAGGGGTAGTAAGTTCCACCTTTTGCCATAGCATCCTGCCATCTTGTCAAAATTTACGTGATGCACAGAGAGCTTGCGCTTATTTTCTAACTCTGTGGTTGGACATAAGTAGCATTTGCGGCCATATTCCTCTCGTATCGATTCGCGAAGTTCTTCTGTCCATTTTGGGCAGTATGGCAGGAATGATAGGCCACCGCGCCATTGGTGGTTTTTGGGTCCGGGCCTGACTCTGGCATGAATCAGGATGCCATATTTTCGAAGTGCGCTTTGAACTGTTCCATCACTGCAATTCAGAAGTTCGGCGCATTTTATTGTTGACTGATCTAACCCAATATAATGCTCTAGCAACCACTCTCTTGATATTATTACAGGCGGGGTTTGGAACGGCCTCGCTGCGATGTTATGCCGATTTAGCGCATTCAAAACGGATTTGCCACAACAGCCGGCTAATTTACCACACTCAGTTAGGCCCAATCCCTGTCTAACATACTTCTCTTGAAGCCATTCTTTTGTTAAGATTCTATTTGGGGTTCGCAGCTTTGGCCTGAGAGGAATATTGGCCCTGCGCAAACACCTCTCTATGTGGCTTCTGCCGAGCTTCTTTGCGCATTGTCGAATGGTAAGCTGCTGGATAATATAATAATCATACAAAATATCATAAGGTACATCGATTCTCTTACTCACTGAATTACATCTCCTGCTATGTATTCCTGAAAAGCTCTAAGTGCTGGCAGGGAGTCAGGAAACTCCTTTTCGGTAGCGAACCTAGCCAGCAGATAATGATTAGCTTAATAGCATATATACTTACCGTGTCGCTGCAATCTGGTTTTACTTCTTTCCTGCTCCCTTTTTCCTATTGGTCTCTCTGCTCACCGCTCGCAGGTTGCGCTTGCTGTTGCTGCCTCCGTTGCTGATCGGGTTGCGGTGATCGGCTTCACGAGGATCGCCGCGCTCGATTCCCAGCTCTGACCGGGCAGCGTTCCTCTGCGCTCGCTCCTTGATCTTGGATGGCTTGCCGTGGTAGTCCCGGTATTCCTGCTTATAGTCCCGAGCCTTCTGCTTTTCGATTCTGCGCAGGATCATATCGAGGGCGGGAATTCGCATGATCATCGCATTACTTCCATGGCGCTTTTCGTGTGGCTCCGGCGAAGGAGAGCTTTGATATATCCTGTACTTGCCCCAGGGCTTGCCAGGCGTAGGCTAGGGCGTCGACCTGATCGTCATGATTTCCGATCGGGAAACTCAGAAGCTCCGCCTCGAATTCTTGCGGCAATCCCCGGACGTGATAGACCTGTCCCAGCTCGTAGCGAGCCTCCATGGGCGCAAATCTGCTTACCTTGTCACTGATTGGTTTGATGCCCCGGACATTAAGAGATGTTTGGGCAGAAAGCTGCTGGATTAAAACTCTTTGATATTGGACATCTTCAACTGCGACTATGGCCGGTTTCCACTTGGCCGCGAGCTGCTTTATAAAATCGATTTGTTGTGAGAACGATGCTCTTACCCTCTGGACGTCGAGAACGTGCAGGTTTCCGGCTGGATCTCTGCCCAACACGGCCCCTGCTGTGTAGTCTGCTGTTTCCTTCTCCGAGATAGCCAGATCGATTCCAAGGGCGATCTTTAAGTTAGCAGGGGGACGATCTTCGTACTCCAGCCAGGCCCTTTGTATCCTGGTTGCTCCTGCGGCTATGAATTTGCATTCATACTCCTGGGCTACCCAGGCATTGCCCCGCTCTAACCGTTCCTCCTCTATGAAGGCTGGGTCTATCCGGGGGCACTGGTTCCAAGGGACTTCGACTTTCTGCCAACCGGCGCTTTTACTCCAGGTGTCCCAAAAAAATCCCTGCTCGCCCCTTGGGGTGGACATGAGTATTAGGCGGCCCTTGGAGACGGCCAGCATGGGCCGAACGGCGCCGTAAAGCTCGTCGGGAATTCCTGCTGCCTCATCCAATATGAGGAGAGTAACCGCGCTTATACCCCGGATAGTCTTCTCTGAGCCAGGGAGGGCCAGGACCCTTGAGCTGTTGGCGAAGCGCACCGAGAGCTTGGTGTCGCTGTCCAGCTTGACGTTCTTGTTGACTAATGATAGAAATTCTGAGAACTTCAGCATCAATTCCTGGGATTGCCTCAGAGAGGGAGAGTCCAGGACTATGACACTTTTTGGCCGGTTGATGGCCTCCCACAGAGCCAGGATAGCCGTGGTGGTTGACTTGCCCGACTGCCGAGAGCAATTTAGTGCGATTCTTTGCGCTCTGGATCGCAGGAATTGCGCCTGCCATGGGTCCGGCGCGAACTTGAGATAATGCAGAGCGAATACAACGGGGTCTTTCTCGGCTTTGAGCTTGATGAGGTCTTCAGCCCTCTGGGTAGCTTCCAGCAGCGCCGAGTGTAGCGAGGAGTTCTTTGAGTCTGGCATCTAGTTCAGCTTCTGACAAGGACTCTATGGCCGACGCCTTGTGACTCTCCGGGTCGTCTCCTGAAAGCTCAAGCTCCAGCTTCACGGAATCCACCATCATCTTTGAGCCGATTGGCCAATAGATTGATGCTGAACCCAGCGTGAGCTGATGCATTTCACCATCTGAAACTGCGAATTCATCCCCCAGGTTTACAGACATTAGTTGCTTGGAGCGGCGCTTGGCCAAATTGATTAAGTCGAGAGTATTGATGATCTCGTCTACGGCTTTGTCTCGCCGTTCTTCATGTTTCTTGGCCCGCTTGTCTTTGGCATCCTTCACTATGTCTTTGAGATTCCAGACGGCTTCCTTGTATCTCGCTATTGTCTTGGCCTTTTCGGGAATGCCGAGTCTGCGGGCAATTGAGGCAGGACTCTCTTTCTTCCCAAAGCCTTCTTCGATTTGGTCAACGTACTCTGCTATCGATTCAAATGCCATAAGTGATCAACTTGGACAAAATTGGACAATTAGACAAAAATGGACAAACTTAGACAAACTGAATAGAATCGGCCTGGCCGGTCACGAGGTGACAGGAAAAGCCCTCTCCGAGCCATGGAGCTCGAGAAGGCCGCGTAGTTTTCGCCCAAGCCACTTAAGGGCGGCGTTACACGAATGGATAATTTGTAGGCTGCCTGAAACAATGACATGAGACTTAGACTGAGCAGGCAGCCATTGTATAGGGTATCATCTTGATCGGGCAGCCGGTCCAGGGCCGCCCGGAATGGAGATCTGTCCTTGGCCGGACAAAAGCATCGACTATATCAAGCCGATTCTGAGGGAGGCGCTTCACCTCCGATTTGTGTTCATCCCTTTGGGGAATGACTATGATATGAGCATGAAGCTGGCCGGACGGCTGAGCCGTGGCCGCACGAAGCGGTCGCCCTGTCGGGGCCATGCCAGCGCCATGAAGTTGATTGCTGCTCCTTTTTACTGGCTCCGCTTTCGGGTGGACCCGTTAGCATCCTGGCCGGTAACTATGAGGTCGTTTAGGTTGGGAAGCTTGATCGGATTGTAGCCGTAATCTGGATGAGAGAGCTTACCAGCCTTCAGCAACGGCTTCTCGGAGGGTTGCAGCTCCTGTGCTTCCTCGTTGGTGTCGGTTGGCATTGACGGTTTACCTTGCTTTCAGCTCTGCGTATCGCTTCTCGATCCGTTCCCGGCCCATGCGACAATTGAGCTCGTCCTGGGCTTGCTTAGCCTGAACGCGGGCGGCCTGGCCGTTGGTCTTCGATCCGGACCAGAAAGTGCGGTTACGAGATTTTTCTGACATGAGGAGCCTCTGATTAGTGTTTGATTCTGCCCCAATCATATTTTTGGGCAGCATTATCCATAATACATGGCGTATGATAAACGGTTGTAATCATACCCTGTGAATCAGGACCTTTCAATCGCCCAATTTCTTCTTCGAGACTCCGAGCCAGATCCATCCAGGCTTTTACGACTGGATCAATCTCGAATTTAGGCAATTCCGAAAAGAATTCGTCAAATTTGTCATCTATAATTCTATAGTGCCTGATGCTGGTAATCATACCATCCGACACGCGGAACCACTCGCCATAAATCCATGCGCGCTGAAATGTTTTATGGAAAAATCGCTCCAATGCTTTGGGATCTTCGGTTTTTATATAACCAACAAACTTCAATTCGACCGGAGATCCTATCTGTAACGCTGCTAGTCGGTTTTTCATTTTCATCGTTTGCCCGATCTTGATAAATGGGTGGGCCTTTCTGCAATCCGGCTCAGCGCACGCCACGAAATAAACATATCCTTTAATTGCCATTTATATGCACCTCTTGGTTGTGCTCTTGGATCGTTTAGTGCTGGCAGAGAGTCCAAGAAAGCTCCTTTTCGGTTGGCCGACCTATCCAGCAATGTACGATATGTTTTTAGCAGATAAATACTTGGTGTGTAGGGCGAATGTGATCGATAGCTTACGCAATATCGGCGGGTTGACCGTCAGCAGTTTTAAGCCCTGCAGGCTTTAAAGAATCTGTGCATCCCGCGCATAGAATCCTTTTCATGATTTTTGGGAGGCGGTGCTCGTGGTATAACCTCGACGATTTTACCGCTGTCGTATTTGTCGGTGATTTTGAGCATTCCCTCTGTGTTTCCGCCGTCGTTGAACACCGTGCTGTAATGAGGATTATCACAAACG